GCTGCCGCTTTCCTAAGCGGCAACCCTGAACTCCGCCAACAGGCGGGGGACATGCTTGGCGATCTTGTCTTAGGACAGGATCGTCAAGAGTAGAGAGTTCGTTAAATACGAAGTTGTGAGAAGATGGAGTAGACCATGACAATGTCAGATCAGCTCTTTTTCGACCTTCATAGTGACCTAGTGGGCTACTTACCGCCCGGCTGGAAAGCCGGTGACGATTGGAGCCCAGAACTAGACTACAGGTCGGTTGCTGCTATCTCGCTTTTGAAGTCCTGCGTAAAGAAGTTTAGAACTTCACGCCGGACGACCGAGGCGGGTGACACGGTGGCCTCCCGTAAGTTCCATGCCTCAAATGAGGCCTGTCGAACTTGGGTCTATGATCCTTGTACTAGTCTCGATGAGGAACTGATGGGTGAGGTTAAAAACTTGCTCTACCGGTTCTTCTATCCACGAGGGTATAACTTGGTGTTTCACCTTAATGATCTCTTCGATCATGGTAGGTGTGGACCGGGTGTTGCCGTAGGGGGAAGAGGGGAGGACTTCTATACGAAGTTCTTCGACTCGCCTCTTACTAGTACATCTAGTGCGCTTGTAGCTGCATATAGAAACGCAGCAACTAACGACCAATGTTCTACATGGCAGACCGCGGAGTCCAACCGCGCTAAGCTGTGGGGAGAACCGGAGTTAGTTCTAGGTAGTAGGTTCAGCTTCGTCCCGAAAGATGACACAACATCTCGGTTAATTGCCATTGAGCCTTCGCTGAATATGTTTTATCAGCTTGGGTTCGGCCGACTGCTGGAGGAAAGACTCGTGTCCTTCTTTGGACTCGACATAACTTCCCAGCCGCAGATTAACCAAGAGGCCGCTCGTTTCGGCAGCGTGACTGATGATCTGGCTACGCTAGATCTAAGCAATGCTTCCGACTCACTGGGCTTACCCATGCTAGAATGGGCTTTACCGGACGCTACTTTGCGTCTCTTAAAGCTGCTCCGCTCCCCTCAAGGGAGCCTTTCTGGCGAGCAACTGGAGTTACACATGGTTAGTACAATGGGGAACGGTTTTACGTTCCCCCTCGAAACCCTTGTGTTCTCCTGCGTCGTAGTCGCCTGTATTAAGTCTTTCGGGGTAACACCCGTCAGACCCTACGGCACAGTGATCGCCGACCTTGAGCCTAAAGAACTCTTAGGTTATTGGGGGGTCTTTGGAGATGACATCATATGTCATAAGCAGGTTGCACTTCGTGTGACCCGCCTCCT